CAATAGAAGAACTCAAAAATCTTCAGGGTGTAGAGTATTCTAAATGCATTGACCGAGAAGAACTTCTACCACACATACAGGATGCCGCATTTTTTATGCACCCAAATCTGTGGGAGGAAACTTTCTGTGTCTCTATGGTAGAGGCAATGGCATGTGGATGTTATCCGATTGTAAGTGACATTGGAGCACTGAGAGAAGTCTCATTCAACCGAGGCAAGTATGTTCCGATGCTTGGTGAAAATACAGCAGAGGGTTGGAAACCATCACCAAAGTTTATTAATGAGTTTGCACAAGAGGTTTCAAGGTGCTTTGATTTCTTTGATAAGCAACCAGAAACTTTCTATGCCGCCACAAATGATCTATCAAAGATGATCAGAGAAGTATATTCTTGGAAAAAAATATCGGAATATTGGAAAACAATGATTGAAATCATTCAATATGATGATGATTGGATTTATAATGAAGTGTATGAATCCAATGAATATGAAATAGAATCTTTTGGCGACGATGATATTGTGATTGATATTGGTTCACATAAAGGATTTTTTGCAAAACTTTGTATGGATAAAGGTTGTAAACAGATTCATTGTTTTGAACCCGAACCAGAAAATTTTAACCAATTGATAGAAAATTTAAAAGATTACAAATATTTCCAAGCATATAATCTTGCAGTCTCCGATAGGTCAGGAAAAAGAATACTACATAGAGTTCTTGGACACAATACAGGATTACATTCTTTTTATAGTGAAGGACCAGGAATTGAATCTAATACAGTTAGTTTAGATGACATCTTAGATCATATTCAAAAAGTATCATTACTTAAAATTGATGCAGAAGGTGCGGAATATGAAATTATAATGAATTCAAAAAAACTGAATAAGATAAAAAATATTGTGGGTGAATATCATGATAATTATACGGATAAAAAATCAAAAGATCTTTTTGAATTTTTGGAAAAAAATAATTTTACAATTACAAAAATAAAGCAAAGTAATCAAATGTCAGGATTGTTCTTCGCAAAGAATAATAAATAGAAACAACACGATTAAAAATTTTGGATCAGTATGTCTAACAATTATGAAGCAATTGCTTTGGCAACATCTAAAGAAGTTTTAGATGACAATAACGACTTTATGCTGAAAGTGCTGTCGGAGGCAACTCGTTGGCAGGAAAGTGAAACAGAATTAGCACAAGGTCGTTCTAATTTTCAGATTGAGAAGTTTATTGTTCACGATAATTTCACGATTCCTTCGGCATTTAAGGCAGCAATCATTAACCGCAAGAGCGTTGCCGAAGGTCTTCTGTCTAGAGTGATTGAGGCAAAGCAGGCAGCACGAGAGTTTCATTATAAGTGGGATGGTAAGGATAAGACACAACCAATCTGGTGGAAAAATCGTGAGGGTGGTGAGTCTTTGTGTTGGTATGATATTGATGAGTTTCACTTCCACCGTATGCTGGAAGGATTGAATAGTGGATTTAAGGCATCGGTAGAAGAACTTGAGTTCTTTGATAAAGTAATCAGCAGACTTGTAGAACTGAATGGTGGCAAACTGATTACGAAAGAGCAGTATGATGCAGACCAACCAGAGTATTGGCAGAGAAGACTTTCTAACCAGTCTCTTGACGATCTTCTTGCCGCAAGAACTGGTGTCAATGCTGGCAACATTCGTTCAATGAGAAGAGCAAGTGCTCCTACGGTTCTTGAAGATGATGTGAATAGAACTAAGGGAACATTTGGAGATGCAACTAATCCAATGGAGTTCTTAAATGCACTTCAGCAGAATGTTGCGGCAGGTATTGAAGAGATCACCAGAGCAGATCAGAATATGCTTCGTGGTATTGAAGAACCAGAAAGAAAAGAACTTACATCCACTTCATTATTCAACCAAGACCTTAAGCAAGGGTAATAACTAATGGCAATTGTCGGAGACGTATTCGGATTAAATGCCGTTTATGATAGGCAAGTAGAAAATGTAGAGAATGATAATTTTGATAGTTGGCCAGAAGGTTCTACTTATGGTTATTATGTTGGTGGAACTTCACCCACAATTGCCACCATAGCAAGACTTGATTTCTTCAATGAAACCGCAAGTAATACAAGAAATAATTACCCATCCCCAATAAGGGGTGCAGCAGCAACCTCAAACAATTTTTATGCGTATATTGCTGGTGGTCTATCTGCTGTATATGGATGTTTAGTCAGAAGACTTGATTTCTCCAACGAAACCGTAAGTTTTCCAGGAAACAATTTACCATCATCAAGAGGATATTTAGCAGCAACCTCAAGTGATCCTTATGGTTATTATGCTGGTGGTTCTACTCCATCATACCTCGACACCATAACAAGACTTGATTTTGCGAATGAAACCGTAAGTAATCCAGGTAAAAATTTACCAGATGCAATAGATAATCTAGCAGCAACCTCAAGTAGTTCTTATGGTTATTATGCTGGTGGTTTTAATTTTCCTCCACCAACATTCTTTAACACCATAACAAGACTTGATTTTACGAATGAAACCGTAAGTAGTCCAGGAAATGATTTACCAACGGCAAGAACTGGTTCAGAAGGAACCTCAAGCAATTCTTATGGTTACTTTGGTGGTGGTTCTAATCCTAATCCAACAGCCATTAACACCATAACAAGACTTGATTTCTCCAATGAAACCGTAAGTGATCCAGGAAATAATTTTCTAACGGCAAGAAAAAATTCAGCAGCAACCTCAAGCAATTCTTATGGTTACTTTGGTGGTGGTCGAACTCCATCACCATACCTCAGCACCATAACAAGACTTGATTTCTCTAATGATACCGTAAGTGATCCAGGAAATGATTTACCATTTGCAAAAGAACATACAACAGCAGTCTCTGGTGGAGTATCACTTGCTCGTGGAAATGGATATGGAACTTATGGTTACACCATAGGTGGATTTGGTCCTCCATCTTTATGTAATATAACAAGACAAGATTTTAGCACAAACACTTTTAGTGATGTTGGAACACTACCAACATCTCATTATGGTAATGACAGATCTGCATACAACAATGAGTATGGATACTTTGGTGGTGGATATTCACCTTCACCTCCACCTGCAGCAAGAAGATCTACAATATACAGATTTGATTTCTCAAACGAATCTATATTAACATTAACAAATTCTTTACCACAAGTTGCAGATAAGATATCACAGACATCCACAATACATGCAGGGTATTTTGGTGGAGGATATTCATATCAATTCAGTCCACCAATTCCTGTAACATGGCATTCGAAGATTTGTAAACTAGATTTTTCGAGTGAGAGTGTATCTACCTTACCTTCATCAGGAAGATTGAGTGCTCAAAAAGGAGATGCTACTGCAGTAAGAACACCCGAATATGCATTTTTTGCTGGTGGATATAATCTAGTAGGACCAGCAATTTATTCGAGTGTTGATAAATTGGATTTTTCAACTGATGTCACTTCTTCTTATGGTAATATGACTAGGGTGAGATATCAAGGAACTTCGATAGAAAACAATACTTATGGTTATTTTTGGGGTGGATATGGCCCTGGTGCTCAACCAAATTTTTATTATAGTGATTTTGAAAAACTGCAGTTTAGTAATGGCACATTCACAAATTTCCCCAATTCTATTAATCCTCTTTATGTCTACAATGAGCATAATTCTCAAACTGATTCATATTATGGATACTTTGTTGGTGGACACACAGTTCCAGATCCTTCACCAGACGGCACTCATGTTCGTCGATTAGATTTTTCTAGTGATACTACATCACTCATATCTCCACCATATACTCCAAGAAAAGTACGTAAAGCAGCATCAATGTCAAATAAGTATTAATGTATGAAACAATTTTATTTTATGTCTGGTCTTCCAAGATCAGGTTCGACTTTATTAACGGCACTACTTAATCAGAATCCAGAGATACATTCATCCACTAACTCACCGTTATTGGATACAATTCATTATACGGAAGAGTATCTACTAAAAAACTCAGAACAATATAAGGCACACCCAAATCCAGAAGGAGCACATAAAGTTCTATCATCTATTCCAGAGAACTATTACTGTAACACTTCACAGAATATTATTGTGGATAAGTCAAGAGGGTGGGTGAATCAGATAGAACACATACAAGATTACATCACAAAAGAACCAAAGATCATCTGTCCAGTCAGAGATATTCATGATATTATAACTTCATTTTTGTGTCTGATTCAGAAATCAAGCACGAGATCTTTTGTTGATGAGCATTTGATTGGGAATGGTATTACTGTATCAAATGATAATCGTGCCGACTATCTAATGTCATCGCAGGGTAGTATTGGATTATGTTATCATGCACTTTCAGAAGCATTTAGAAAAGGATATGATAAGTATCTTTTATTGGTTGACTATGATGATCTGGTAAAAAATCCCCAACAACAACTGAATCGTATCTATGATTTCTTGGAACAACCAAGATTCATTCACACTTTTGATAAGGTAAAACCAAAGCAAGAAGAGAATGATAATGTCTATGGTTTAGAGAATATGCACACAGTTAGGAGTAGTGTTGAAAAGATACACCGAGACAATACAAAGTTCTTGAGTGAGTATGTGCTGAATAAATATAAACACATGGAGTTCTGGAAAAAGAGAACTCAGAGTTATTCTATCTTTGGTCTCTGATGGCAGTATTTTCTCTTCAAGAGGTTAAATCTCTCCAAGTTAAGGATGTAAATAATAATAATTTTGATAATTGGCCAGAGATTGGACTGTCTCCACTTAGAGGTTATCTTGCCGGTGGAAGTGGTATCGAACGTGGACCTAGTACTAGTACTGTTAGTTTAACTCATGGAAACACTTGTGCAATTCAAAGAATAGATTATTCTGCCGATGTGAGTTCCATTTTCCCATCGACTTTATCTACAAGAAGAGCACGATTTGGGGCTTGGGCAACTCCAAGTTATGCATGGTTTCAAGGAGATCAGACTAACGGTCATAGCAGTCAAGATAGATTAGACTATTCCACCGAAACAATGTCTCAACCAGGAGTAAATTCTCCATCAAACGCTGGTTGGGGTTTATTTGGAACGGCTCAAACTCCTAGCATTGGTTACATGGCAGGGGGAAGAAGCGCTGCTTATAAGTCTGGTGTTGTAAAATTTACTTTTTCAACAGAGACATTTACATTTAATCCCGTAGGTGCATTAAATGTTGAGAACGCTGGTAATAGTGGAGTATATAATTCTAATTATGGGTATTTTGGTGGCGGATATTATCCACCACAACCAGGAACATTAGGTGTGATTTGTGCAATAAACAGAATACAATTTTCAAACGAAACCGTAAGTAATATAACAACAGCATCGAATAAAAGATTTCATCTGAATCAACGTACATTCCAAAGAGCAACAACACAGGATTCCACATATGGTTATTGGGCTGGAGGTCAAAAAGATCCTCCACCATCTTATAGTTTTGTTGATGAAATAGATCGATTCAGATTTTCCACAGAAGTTTTTGATCCCGCACCCGCATGGAAAACTATGCCTGCCGATAACAATCCATCTTTTGCAGGTAAATCAGCAGTTGCCGGAGCATCCTCTGGTAGTCATGCATACTGGGTTGGAGGGTATGATTATGGGTATACGGTGAGTAATATACACAAAATGGATTTTTCCACCGGAACATTCACAAATCCTGGAACTCTTGGTTATGGAGTAGCAGGAGCAGTTCTTACTGATGGTCAAACGGTCACTCTTCGTAATCGTCTGAGAGATACTGGATATGGAACTTATGGGTATTGGGGAGGCGGAACTACAAATTCTGGAGACACAGGATCTCAAAGTAGCATAGCAAGACAAGATTTTTCTACTGGTTCTGTTTCTATTATAGAATCTAAACTGCCGGGTGGACCTTTTATATCTGGTGCTGAAAAAAGAAAAATGGGATCAATGTTCAGTAAAAATCATGGATATTTTCTTGCAGGTGACGGAACCTTAACTCCGGGAGCTGGTAACTATAATTATTCCAGTAACATGCATAGACTTGACTTTTCGAATGAAACGATGCGTTTTTATTATCAGTGGCACGAAAAAGGTGTCAATAGCGTATTTGGAACTCAAAGTTCACAGTATGGTTATAGTGCTGGAGGAGAACGCGGATTTGGGGAATCAACTGTTCAACGTTTAGATTTTGATACCGATACACCAACCACACCATCAAGTTTATTATTAGGATATACCTCATATTCGGGTGGATCGGTTGAAAGTTCTGAGAATGCATATTTTGGTGGTGGACTGAATCAATATGGTGGTGTTATTAATCAAATAGAAAGAATAAATTTTGCCACTAATACTACAGATGTATCACCAATGGTTTTGACTGGAAATATCTATAATAATACTGGTGCCTCTGACAAAAATTATGGGTATTTTGGTGGAGGGTATCATCAATATGTCGGAAGAAGGTCTCAAACTGATAGAGTAGATTTTTCTACGGAAACTCTTTCTCCAAATCATTTAAATTTGTTTAATCCAATATGGAAACATGGTACAACATCGGATACTAGATTGTATGGTTATTTTGGTGGCGGCGCTTATAATGGTTCGGTATCATGTAAAATCATAAGATTAGATTTTTCGACAGGAACTTCAGACTTAAACCCATCAGACCTTCCAACTATAAGATATGAGACCGTTGGACTCTCAAACTAAATAAATCACATATAACATTTCAATATGAATGATATTCTTGCTAATGTTTTGATTCAACCCAAAGTTGTAACTGGTGATGGATTGAAACTTTTAACTGACCACATGAGAACTGCCCACAAAGAACCAATGGGAGTTTTTGATGCAGAGAAAAGTGACGAAACCAGAGAAAGACATTCCAAAATTGATAAGAATGTAAGGAATGTTGAGTGTGCAGATTTTGGAAATATTCTTCCTCAGATTGAAGAATTGATGAAAAATATTGTTGATCATGTCATCAATCCATTTTATGGATTTAAGATTAGGGATTGTGAGCCACCACAACTTCTGTGTTATTCTCCTGGCGGTCACTATAAACCTCATAATGATGGAGAGGGTCTGTGGACGAATCCAGACGGAACACAGATATGGAAGAAGACAATTGATAGAGATTTGTCAATGGTTCTTTTCTTGAATGATGATTTTGAAGGTGGATACTTTTCATTCCCCGATTTAAGAATCAAGATTAAACCAGAACCAGGTTTGCTTGTATGCTTTCCTTCGTCAAGATGGTATACACATACTGTTGAACCAGTTACTTCTGGCAATCGTTATGCAATGGTGACTTGGATGAGAGTTCAAGGATTTAAGACAAAAGAAGAGGTTGATAAAGAAATTGCCGATAAATATGGTATAGAAGTTTATTAGGAATATGACTCAATTACTTAAGCATTACTATCTGAATCGTGACAACGGAGAATGGGCAACTAATACTCGGTTTGGATTGATGATGCCTAAAATTGATCATCTTGAAATACAATATACATTAGAAGATGAAAACAATATCCCCTTTATGCTGTCTCATGTTCCCGATACGACAGAGCATAATGTTACCGTAGGTTCTGATGAACTAACTGTCTATCAAAGTAATTCAAACATTGCGATCACCAGCACGACAGAAAGGCAAGAAGATTGGCAGGTATTTGATCATGAAAATCCTAAGGCAGAACCAACCACACAAACGGTTACGGTATATGACTTGACATACACTCAACCTTATGTGGTTACAGAGTCTGTTGGATTAACAACACTCTCTCAGACACAATGGGATTCAGAGATCTCTGCATATGATACCAGACAACAGAACAAAAGATATGATGTTCTCAGAATCAATCGTGACAAGATGCTTGAGCACACTGACTGGATGGTAATCAAGGCAAAAGAAACTGGAACTAACTTAACAACCGCATTCAAAACTTGGAGACAAGAACTCAGAGAACTTCCAAATAGTGTAGGATTTCCAACTGCTTATCCTACTCTTCCAAGTTCACTAGAAAGTGATTCTCAATTGCAAGAACTTATGAACACCTTTGATGAGGTAAAATCTTTTCAAATGATTAATGATCCACTATTGCCCAGTGAGTAAGTCAAAACACTTTTGATTGCGGTCGTATGCATAATCAGCATACTGACCGTTTTTTCTTACAAAGTGAAGGAACAACTGCATAAACCTATCATTCTCATGAGTTCTTAATGGTGACCTCCAATGAGGCACAATAGTTCCAAGATATGCAACACCATCACCAACAGGTGTTACAACCTCTCTACGCTTCCCTGTGAGGTCTTTAAGTTTAATTGGCCATTGTGCATCACCAGAAATATTCATGGTCACTGAGACTTCACAGGAGGGTCTATCCGTGTGACAATTCATCCATCCTTTATTGTGATATGTTGTTGTAAACCAATAAGTGGGAATGAGTTCTTCTCCAAGTGCTTCTTCTAAGATTGGTTGAATTCTTTTCATTACAAAAGTAGAAGAGGGTGGAGCATAACAAGTCATTACATTTCCTCTTTCAGGGTCATGGTGAGTCTTAAGACCACCAAGATCTCTTACAGCACCCATTAAATTCTGATACTTGATCTGTATTGCTTCTTCTTTAGTAATAATATTGGGAATGTAATGCCAACCCTTTTTAGCAAATGAACTCATAGTATTCTTAATGTGTATATTATGTATCTTCAAACCCAACAAAGGTATTCTAATCATGGTTTGGTATTTTGTCAAGCTTTGTGGTATAATACATAAAGAAAAAAAGACAACATGAATTTTGCAGTTTATTCTAAGGAAAATTGTCCTTATTGTCACAAAGTAAAATCTGTCTTGGAGTTGACAGGCAGTAACTTTGTGGTCTATAATCTTGGTGAGCATTTTACCAAGGAAGAATTCTATACCGAGTTTGGGAAAGGATCTACCTTCCCACAGGTAGTATGTGACAATAAAAAATTGGGAGGTTCTGTTGACACAATCAAATTCCTCAAAGAACAACAAGTCATCAAGTCCTAACATAAATAAATCAGAGATCCACAGAAATCGTGGTATTGAGTTTCTACTTAATGGAGGTAAAAGAGAGCAGACTTATCCATTTCATATCATCTTCGAAAAGATGGTTTGCTTTCTAAACAGGGAAGTTACCATCTATTTCGAGTTTTCCTTTAAGTCAAGGAAGAGAAAAGTAATTTCCCGGAGAAAGAAAAATGTTAGCAGCTAGTTTAGTATTTGGCTCATTCTTGACAATTTTATTTCTTATAGTGGGAGCACTGGTTGGATGGACTGCCAGAGAATACATGATGAACTATCGGGAAGTACCAAGACCTCACCCCGAAATGTTTGACAATCAGGGTAACCTGATACCAGATGAGGTGATCGCATTTAACTTTGAAAACTATCATGACTACGAAATCAACGACGAAGAAGACGACGACGAGTAAACCAAAGACAACCCAAAGTCTAGATCTTCCAAATAATCCTCTCATTTTTGAGATTTTAGATCTCATATCTAGACAAAGATCCAAAGCAAAAAAAGTAGAGGTTCTTCAGAAATACAATCATGATGCTCTTCGCATGTTGTTGATCTGGAACTTTGATGAATCTGTTATTTCTGCACTTCCAGAAGGAGCAGTTCCTTACTCTGGATATGCAGAACAGAATACTTATAGCGGAACTCTTTCTACCAGGATTACGGAAGAGGTTCGTAGAATGTATGAGGTAGGCTCTTTCTCAATGGGAGCATCTGATACTGATGGTAAGACCACTCTTCGCAGAGAGTGTAAGCACTTCTATCACTTCATCAGGGGTGGCAATAATGGTCTGACTTCTATTCGTAGAGAGACCATGTTTATCAATCTCTTGGAAGGTCTGCACCCACTGGAAGCAGAGGTTGTTTGTCTTGTAAAAGATAAAAAACTTTCCGACAAATACAACATTACAAAGGAAGTTGTTTCCGAAGCATTTCCTCAAATCGTATGGGGGAATCGTGGGTAAGGGAATCAATATCATTAATGTAGATTGCGATCCTTCTGCCGCCAATGATAGGAGTCTTCCACGAGACTCTTATCTGATTACCTATGGAGACAATGGAGAACAAAAATATGATGTTGTTCAGGGTCTCCAATCAGATATTTTTGACCAGTATTGGGATAAGTATCGTGATGTAAGAGGA